CACCATTGGGTTGGAGCGCACGTTGACATCTAGCAGGTCCTTGATGGTGCCAATTGGTACAGAGCCAGGTGGCAGCTCCATGAGCTGGCCAACCAGGACCTTGCGCTTGGGGTCTCCCTCAGACAGCGGGAAGATTTGCTCGAGCAGGTTAATTGCAGCTGCCTCGCCATCTCGTTTATTGCGGTCATTTTTCTGTTTGGCCAGTGTCTCGCGCTGGTTAGCCGCAACCATAAAATTGGCCGTTACCTTTGCAACCGCGTCAAAGTCTGAGTTAATCAGCCGCTGTAGTACCGGGCTCAAGTTTCCAATCTCGCCCTTGCGAATTTTGGCTAGGGTCTCGTCTGGGTTAACCATAAACTCATCTGAGGTCAGCACCTTGGTGAGCGCGTTAATTTTTGCGTTGCGCAAGCCAGCCTCAAACTTAGTGGAGTAGTCTTTTTGTATTGATGCGTCGCCAAATATCATCGATTGCATTCCAATATTTTTGCGAGCTACGTCAGCTATGCCCTCTATATTGTTTGGGTCCTGGCTAACGGCTGCCTCCAACAATCTCATTTGATTGTCAAAGTCCATGTCAAACTTAACTACGCGCTGGCTCTTGGCTCGCTTGAGCTCTAGCTCATACGCTGACTTGAGAACCGCGTTGCCCTGGGTGGCCATCGTGGCCCGAAACTTAAACGACGCCTCTGGGTCAATCGTTGAAATTGTTTTGGTGTATCCGTCTGTGAAAGCCTTAATTTTTGTTTCAACGTCAGCTGATGTTGCCTTGCCGGTCTCAACTTCAACCAGCAACTTGGTGAGCTCGTTGCGGCCCTCCATCTCAAAGTGGCCAGAAATCTCCATGGCCCTGGCCTTGCGCACTGCTTGATCAAAGATAGAGAATCCCTTGCCAAGATCGAGTGGGCCCATGTCGCCGCCTTTGGCGGCCTCCAGCTGCGCTGCGGTCACAGGGTTAGTGGCCACAAATTCTAGGCCCTCTTTCTGGCGCAGCTCGCCTGCTTCCTTAAATAGGGTCGAGCTCATTCTCTCTAGCATCTGAGAGAGCTGCCCAGCGGCTTGCCCCTCTGCGCGAACCCCAACGTAGTCAACCGGGGCCATAGCAACGCGCTGCAGTGGTGCCCCACCCACGCCAGCAATCTGTGCGCGACCAGATTCAATTCGTTGCTCTGCCATGTTTTACACCTTTGAAATTGTTTTGGCTCCCTGAATTGCTCCAGAGACCAGGGTTGCGTCTGCCATGAGACCGCTAATTCTGCGGCCAGCTGCGCCTGCCATTTCGTATTGGCCAGCCTGGCGCTGCGCTGAGTATTGGGTCAAAATGTTTTGCAGCTCCGAAGATTGCAGCATTGCGGATGCGTCCTCGAATCCCATCACCCTGGCGGTCAACGCGTTGAGGTCTGTGATGCCAACGTCTCGGTATGTGGCCGCTACGTTCTCTCGCTGTACAGCGGCAACCGAGCCCTCGCCATAGGCAACACCGGACGCAGCTGCCCTGGCGCGCATGGCCGCATTTGTGGCCCTCATGTTTTTAAGCAGTGAGTTCCCAGCGATGGTGTAATTTTGTGCCTCGACCTCTGCTTTCTTGAGCAGGCGACCAGCTTGGATCTCTGCGTATTGCAGGTCCATCTCAGATCGAACCCCGGCAATGGCCAGCGTGTCTCTTGCCTGAAGAAGGTATGCGGTTTGATTGTAGATGCCCTGGGCCTTCATGGCCTCCGATTGGCCATAGGCAGAAATTAGCCCAGCTACACCATACATCTGACCAGCTGTGATTGCCATGTCTATGTCCCCGAGTTGACGGCCACGCGGTAGTCGAGGCCCAGCAAGTTCATTTTCAACGGCAGGGTCTGCTCAATCTCAATTGCCTGCTCGCGCTGATATCCCAACACACCGTTGACGCGCTTGATTCCGGTAAATGTTGGGACCGGCAAATCTAACAGCGGGTTATCCATCAAGCGAAACTCGATGAGCTGGTTGTTCACTTCTAAGTTTTGTGTGTCTTGCACGATTGCGCTAATTTCAACAATGCGCTTTTTGAATGAGACCCGGCTGCCAGTTTGCAGTTTGATCTCTACCGGCATGGTCTTAACGTACACCGGAATTGGCAGGCCAGCCTCGTAGCTTGTGACTGACTCGCGGTCAAATGTAATTGCGCCGCCAGAAGAGACGGTCTCGTTAGACTGTGGCACTCCGTCGCAGATGACGTTTAAGCTCTTGCCAATGTGTGGCAGCCCGGACCCAATCCCACTTGCGGATGCGCCAACAAAGGCACAATCTGTAAAGTAGTCGTATCCAAATAGTTCCACAAAGTATTTTGTGGTTCCATTAAATACGCGCTTAGTAACACAATAAATGTCTGTGATATCTACGCCGACATCTATAAACTCACCGTCAGTTGTAAACTCAGATGGCGCCGTAATTTGCTGGCTGCGCATAATTGAAAACGCGGCCATCGAACCGTTGTCTGTGTTTGTTATAAGCAGTAGGTCGCCCTCTTCCGTGGAAGACGCACGACGCATGGCTATACGTTGCGGTCCTTTTAAAAGGTGGCCAGAAAGTAGCGAGATGCGCTGCGTAATGTATGTGAGCTGCGTGTCAGAGAACACAAACTCGTTGAGAGACTTGCCCTGGCGCTGGATGTAGATTGACCCGGTTTCGACCGACTGCACCCTAGTGCCTGGTTTTGTTCCATTACGCGATACGTTCTTAAATGTAAACGTCAACGGGGTGACAGGGTCGGTTCCCTGCTGCGGCACATAGAACTCGCCCCCAGTAGTAAATACCTGGAAGTCCCTCGAGCTGATAATGTCCGTGATGACGTTGAGCTCGTTGGTATCTAGTGTTGCCTCGACCGCGTCGTCGTCCAAAGATTCGCTTGGAACGAAGTCATAGAAGAGACCAATCTTAGATCCCCAAATCGTGGACGGCCTGCTCTTTGATCCACCAAAAAATAGACGGCCTTCGTGAAATGTTACCGTTCTTGGCCAGCCCCTGGTTGAGCTCCAGACATCTTCGTATCCGTGCTCGAGCTCCCACCTACCGGCATCGATGGCGGTGGTGTTAAAAAACGGATACTCAACGATTGCCTCAACCACAGTCGCAGACACATAACGCACAATGCGAGCTCTGCCCTGGGGGCTTGCGTTAACGTATTGGTTAACCGACTCTGTGGTCCAAGATGTAATGCTGTAGGTACTAGTGTTATCTGGTGTCGTGGTCCACGCACGATCCACCGTGACCACTTTGGTCGAGCCAACATAGTCCTCAATGATCCTTATCTGGCCAGAACCAGTGCCACCAGTGATGGTGATCGAAAGACCGTTATAGTAATCATTTGTGCTATTGGACGACGATTTAAGTGTAATGGTTGTGCTAGTCCCGGCCTGCGCCGTTCCGGTGTCGTGTTTTGAACTGGTGGTTGTCAGCGTGATATTTCCACTAACAGCAGATGGCGTCAGGGTCTCAGAGTTGTTTGTGTGAAAGTCAATGTTAAACGCGTACTTTGGCACTGAGTCAAATGTAATTGTAGTTGCGGTCCAGGTTGCGTCTGTGGCTCCGCGCACAATTGTGGTTGGCTGCAGGTCTGGGTGGACAACAATTAGCGTGTCTGCAGACTGCGTCCAGCACATATCGTCTACCATGTCGCTGGTGATCGATGTAGTTAGGTAGTTATTGGCGCCGCCGTTAATCGCTGCAACTACAGCGCCGTCTTTGATGACGTACATACGTTGGTGTGTAAAGCACAACATATAGCTGTCGTCGACCGAAAACTGAAACGGCACCAGGCGCACTCCGTTGCCAGCTGATGGCGTGGAGCTGTTTGGCAGCTCAATGATATGCTTTGTGCCTGGGCGGCGACGCAGGCCACCCTGTGGCTGTATTAAGACGTTTGTGGCTTTTGCTAACGCGTTGTTATATGACTGCAAATCTACCCTAGCGCGCAGCAGGGGATCGAGCTCGCCCGTTGAAAAGTTGGTTTGAAACTCGACAAAGCGCGGCATTAGTTTCTCACTGCTATTAAGCTAAAGTCTTCAATTACCCTGGTGGGTTGGTTTTGTCCATCAATGTTAGCGGCAACCCTAAAGTACCCACCTCGCATATTTTCTGATGGATCGCCCAGCGCAACTCTCTGCCACTTGGTAGATTTTTCTTGCTGTTCCGTAACGGTCTCTGCAATGTGCCAGGCCATCTGATATTTGAGCAGCTGAATAAAATACGACGGCATTGCGTACTCTGGAACAGAGTATTGGTAGTCGATATAGACGGATTGAATATTGGCGAGCAGCTTGTCGCCTTGTATCTCCCAATCTTTTACTGGGTAGCTGCCAACAGCGCTGGTCTCAAATACTGCCCTGGGGCTGGCTAGCCGATCACCTGGCAGCTGGTATTCGTATTTCCACACAGAGCTGGGAGTGGTGATCAGCTGCGAGAGCTGCACCTTCTTTAGGCTAAATCCCCACGGGTACATAGTAATCGTAGAGTCTCGGACATTTGGGTAGAGTCGGTCGCAGACCGAGCTCTCGTCTGTTCCATCATTAAAAGATGTGATTGCTTTGGCCCCCAACATAAGCAGGGCATCTGAGCAAATCCGTATTCCGGTATCACCTGCAGCCATTTGACGCGCTCCAAATCTCTTTAACCCACCCGACCGAGCCGGCACCCTTGGGCTGCCCGTGGAAACAGACCACCCTCACATCTGGCGACCTTGGCTTTCCCTGGCAGTGCTTTTTATAAGACACAATTTGCCCCGGCCAAATATCCTGAAATAATTCTATTGGTTTTTTGGTCTCAGAGATATATGCTTGGTCCCCGAGCCTGGGCGGCGCTATGTACTCCTTCATGTACTTTCTTGGATCTTTATCAAATTTTTCATAGATTTCCCGGTGGTCTCCGCTCCAGGCCATAAAACCACTATTTGGGACATTGTGTTTTCCAAAGTCTCTTAGCATTGTGAACTGGTGCGGGTGGGAGGCGAACTCGTCCAGGCTCCCAGAGATGACCGTGTCAAGATCAAAATACAGCACCACGTCGTCAAACACCTCAGAAAACAGCTCCACCTTAGACCACCACCCAGCCCACCTGTGCTTGAGAGGTATTCGCTCACAGGGCACGTCTACGTCAGAGAAACACACAAATCGGTGGGGCAAGGCAAGGTTGTCCTTGACCATGTTCTTTAGGCGCAGCACGTCGTTGTCTGTGTAGCCGTCCTTGTAGGTCGCGGTCTCAAAGCGCCCAGACTTTAGAACGCAGGCAACAGTCAGCACGGGGCCCCCAATATCTTGCCAGTGTGGCCAGACATCGAGAATATATTCTCTGTTTTTCCGGAGTCTTTGTGCGTTTGCAACATTCTAATCCAGTGCTCCAGTTGAACTGCCTCGGCAAATTTGCCGGCCTTGGTTGGCTTGCTTGGGTACTTGTCAGAGTAGACCAGGCTGCTCTGACTGAGCGGTGCACCGGCCATAATTACCTCATCAAATCCCATCCCGTGCCTTGCCCACAGGGCGCCGGCAACCCCAGATGACCCAGCCACCCACCCCAGCTCTGGCCACACATAGTCTATAGCAGCAAACTTGTGGTCTGGAACCGCCAAAAACCAGATGCCGCCGCCGTTGGTAAATCGCTTGGACCTAGAGTGAACAAATATTTGACGGCCAGCTGCCGCCTTAAACATCTCGGCGTGTTCCGCGTGCTGGGTCCAAACGTGCTCAATCTCTGGAATCATTGCAGCTGCGTTGTTTACGCCCAGGATCGCGGCTCCTGGCCGCAGCTCCCTAGCGGCAGCTAGGTCCTCAAAAACACAAGGGGCTGCGCCACAAATAATGGCACAACCCCCGTGTCTGGCTGTATACCTCTCAGCCAATTAGTCGCTGTCGATAGAACCTAAAGCGACCGCGTTGGTTACGTCGACAACCGTGCCGGTGTTGCTGGTCACGATGTGCAGGCCAAAAGTTGGCGAGCTGTCGGCGTCTGCGTGGACATACATCATATCGCCAACCTTGAGCACCGAGGCTGCGCTATTGAAATAGCCCGAGCCGTCAACAACTGTGCCAAGATCGTTGGTCTTGTAGGTCCACATTTGTGGTGCATTACCAGCTTTGGAGCCGGCAACAAGCATAAGATTATCCGAAGAAAATGCCATGGTTTAGCTCCTTAGACCACGTCGGTGGTTTGAACTTCAACGATACCCTCGGCGTCGATAGCAACTGAGCCAGCGGAGAAGAGAGCGTTTACTAACCAGCTCGTTTTCTCGGCCACATAGTTGATTTCTGTCCGGGGAGCGATACCCTCTGCGTAGCCAATTGCGTCGCGGTGGAAAGCCCACAGCTTGCGCTCGGAAGATGCAACAGGCAATCCACCCTCTGAGCGGTCACCAATTACATGGAACTGGAATCCGAGGAAGGTGTTAACTTCGCCCTGCACCAACGCCTTGACGGTGTTGAAGTCGGTCGACGTTACAGCTGTCTCACCCAATAGCGAGGCCAGGCTGTTTGCGTGGATGATCATGTGACGGTTGTCGAAGGGGACGTTGTTCTTGTCCAGATACTTCTTGGCCTCGCGCAGCTTGGATACGTTCAAGCCGGTGTTTGTGCCACCCTGGTCTTCCGTAACAATGTTGGTCGTGCTGGAGTTTGCCAAGGCGTCCAAAATGATCTGGTCCTGGCGGCGTCCAATAGCGGAGCCAACTACCTGGGCGAGCTCAGAGCGCTCGTCAAAGTTAACTTTTTGCTGTGAGAATACGTCTGAATACTCAGCTGCATTCCAATCGGCAAGCGTGCAGGTTACCTTGCTGAACCCTACGTTCATTGGGGTAACGTCGGTGTGGGTAATGCGAGCTGTAGCTACGCCCTTACCTACTTTGGGAAACTGAACTGTCTGACCTTCAACTCCACGACGCTGACGAACCGCGCCTACCAACTGGGCCTTGCCCTGGTAAGCCTGTTTGACCTCAGCATCGAAGAGCGTAATAAAGGCGTTTGAAAGAGAAACGGCCATTTTGAGCTCCTTGAATTAGTCAAAAAAAAGGGTTTAATCGCGTCGGTGAGCCAATACTCTGGGCCTGTGCTTGCTACTTACGGCAGCCAATCGTCAGCATCTCACTGCGGTCAGGGTCGCTATCAAAAGCGGTGGGCCATAGTTTTATTCTATTTGTTAAAAAACAAAATGCAAGCACCAAAAAAAACCCGGCACTGTGGCCGGGTTAAATCCCCGAAGGAGAGGGGAGGAGGAAATCTATCTCTGTGAGGAAAACCACTCGCGCTCCCTAGACTGTCTCCAGTTCGGGTCGCTGTTCCACCGAGGGT